ACACTAGTGACAGTATTGACGACCGCAGCGGCCATGGCTTTGACACCTTGACCCATGTGTGTACGACTAAGTATCATAGGCCTCATGTACACTTTATTGTTCTTGTGTACCCTGACATACTCTCGAGGCAGGTCGCCAAGTATATCTGGATTGCAATCATCTGGTATCACACTAAACCTACCTTTGTCAGTACGCATGATAGAAGCTGCCGTAATTAAACTGGTACTGCCCGTTAAGTGAGCAACAGTTGAGATAACTAGCGCCATAAATTCAGGTTGCATCCATCCGCAAAAGAACTCTTTGTCCTCACTTCTAGCGATACCACCACTCTTCATGGCTTTACTGAAGTTGACGGCAAAGCGACTGAACTTTTCTGGATTTTGCATCATATCAGACGGGTCAGAGTCAGTGTATATCTCACACAAAGATTCTGATGCAAATTGGAAGACGCGCATATACGAGGTCATTTGGGGTATTTCTCTATTCTTTGATTTAGAGTCTTTAGGATGGGTGGCAAAGATATTCCGCTTCTTCTCACCCATAGCTATGTTGTACATGAGGCTATATATGGATACTGGGTCGCCGTATTCTCTAAGCAGATCACGCATCGCGTCAGCCACCCTCGAAGATCTGATGTCATACAGCTTCGTAACTTTGTCGTATGTGACCGTGGTGCAGTTGTGATCTGAAAATAGTGCTCGGATAGACAGTTTAGTTGGTGTAGTTCGCTTACCAGCGTCGATGCCTTGAATCCCTTTCCATACCAACGCTGAAGTGAAGAGATGATTGTAATACGGCGTGTTTGGTGAGAAGTCCATTAAGAAGTCGAAGTCGCCTTGAGTGACGCCGTCTTTTATGCGCTCAATAAAGTCGAGCTGGAGCTCTAAATGCTTGAGGTAGCTCTGTCGCGACTGCAACTCTAGCCGCACGCCATCTCGCAGTTTGATGAAGCATTTAGTAGCATGATCGGCTTTGCGTATGTGCCACATTTGCATGAGCGGTATGTCTTTCTCTATGGCTATAAACCTCATGGGCAAGTCGAAAAGAGGAGTCCTTTTCATCGTCCCTCCATTGTACGTCAGGCCGAATTTGCGTAGTTTGAAGAGCGTATAATAGTCCGTGAAAGTGAGGTATTGACTCACCCGCTTTGGAGCTTTATCTAGCATTGAAGCTACGTCCCCTGAGCCAGAAACCGCACACAGTACCATGAAGCGAGAATCGCCTATCAAAGCTGAGGTTTGCCAGCTAGATCCGCGAAGCATGGCCATTAAAAGCATCATTTGCTGCATGAGGTACCTTCTTATTGACTTATTAGTGTAAGCTAAGGTGCTGTAATACATCGCGGCCATACGCATG